ATTGTGTACCTAACTCCACTAGTTATAAGAGTTACTTCATGCATATTGTTGAATCCCCCGTCAAAAGCAGCAAGCATTCCAACTTTAGGCTTTATGCTTATTTGTTGATCTGGGAAATGCAAAAGTCCGCCTTCAAAGGTATCATTCAGATATAAAAATGCAGCATATCTACTTCTAGTAAATGCTCCAGAATTTCCGTGTTCGTCTGTATTATCAGAATGCTTTCTTGCATAAGCCCCTGGCTCCCATTTCTGAGTATGATATCCAATTTGAGAAATTATCTTTGGGTCTAAATCATGAACACTGGCAACGGCATCTATGATACCTTTTTTAATTTGTGTAAAAATATCAGAAGGCAAACCTTCGGCAATTACATGTTTGTCGTTATCTTGTGGCAAAACAGAAGAATAAGATTCATAAAAGGATATAGGCATCCAACTAATCGTTCCTAGTTCTGCATGCTTATCTAAAACCTTTACAAGTTTAGCAGCAGTTTCAGAATCGATAAAGTTTTCATAAACGACTATATCTTTTGTTAGCCTATTTTTGTTATCTAAATTCATTTCTTAATCCCCCTTTTTGGATCCCAAGATTTTACTTCTTCTTCTGTAGGGAAAATTCTATGGTACTTTACATTTGGATCTGGCTTTACGTCTCCAGTATGCTCTAAAATTTCCCAGAAAAATGGACATGTATATCTTAAAGATTTTGTAACTTCTGTTACTCCATGGACATAGTTCATGTCTCCTGGGAAAAAGTATGCCGAACCACGCTTTGGTTTAAATTGAACCTTTTGATATGGAAAGTATAATTCTCCACCCTCATAATCATCATTAATATAAAATAAACTTGAAATATCATAATATGGAAAATCGTTTGGTAATCCAGCGTCTGATCCAAAATGCAATTCTTTGTCTGCATGAGGCATTTGAAACTGTCCTGGATTCCACTTAACAATTGTTTGTCCTGTAGGCTGTACCCTTACCTTAAAAAAATCTTCAATAATTGGCTGAAGTCTATTGAATAACCCTATTAGTACTGGAAGAATTTTTGGATCATTAGCATCTAAAGATGGGGCAGTTGCAACTCTGTCTTTCCAATAACTTGCATCATATATAACAGTTCCATTTTCATTTATATGGCTTTGAGTAACATCCCAAATAGTTATATTTCTTGCTGCTTTTTCTAAAAAATCAACCTCTTCTTGAGTCATAAAATTTTCTAACTCAACTATATTTTCAGCACCATAACCAAAAAACCCAGATGGGGTAATTGATGGATGTCTTATTACTCTTACTGCATCTTCTGGCATCATATTATTATTATATCATCCTATAGTGTTATCTTTTACATATAATTTTAGTGTTTTTACTTCATGAGACCCTACAGATTCATTCTTTTCATTTATAGCATTTCTATACCAATCGGTCCAGTTGCCAGACGAATTCAATACCTGTGCTGCCTCTCCATAAGCGATGTTTGCATTTGTTCTAGAACGATCCTCATCTTTATATTCTACAATTTCAATTGATGTATTATTTAAGTTTGTTAAAGATATTGGAATAATTGTTGCAATAGGGGTTCCTGCTTTTATGATGGTTTCTACGTTAGCCTTTTTTGCTTTAAGAGCAAGAGGCAATGGGTTGTCATAAAATGAAGTACTTATTACGCTGGACATAGTTTCAAAGTCATCATTAAAATAATTAACTGGATGTATTGTCCAAATACTAACATCTGGATCTGTTCTAAAAACCAAAGAAGTATTTAAACTTATTGAGGATTGACCTCTTCCAGAGTATGAGCCTGACGGACTTACAATCTTTACATGTTGGTCTGTCTGATCATTTATTCCATCCCATTTAAAAATTATATCCTCTGAGCATGAAAGATACCATCCTATAACGTTTGATTGAGTTACTGGAAAACATCTATATGCGTGATTTTCAGATGTTAAGTCCATCCAATCTCTTTTAATCGACATTGGCTCAATGTTAAAAATACATCCTTGCATTTTTTCAACAGTAATGTTAAACATTATTCATTTGCCCACTTTGGATCATACATATCTGGTGTATGATACTTTTTGCTGTAATCTAGCATTGTTACAATTGAATATTTAGTTCCAGAATGTACTGGCATTGCTTGATGTGGATACATAAAGTTTGATGGGAAAACATACAGATCTCCAGCCTTTGGCTTTATGTTTAAGTTTTGCAGTCTAAAATATAACTCTCCACCATCGTAGTCGTCATTAATATATGCAACTAAAGAAACGGTGCAATTATAAGAGAAGCCATGATCATGGTGTTCTTTAAAGTGTTGTCCTGGTCCATACTTGATAAAGTTAAATGCTTCCCAATATTTTAACGGCATAATGTTATAATCTCTACGATAATCATCTACTGCTGGAGCCTGTACGTCATAAACGTCTTGCCAAATTTTTTGAAGCAATAAAGAGTCCTTGCTTGGATCTGATTCAATATCAGTTTTCTTAAATTTAAAGTCATAGCAATCACGATAGTCTGGCATTAACTGCTGATATCCAACATATGCTGGCAGCCAGTGATAAGGCTTTCCTTCTGGAGATAACTCTCCCCATGGTGCTGGAGAACCCAAAAGACCTTCTAATCTTTCTATAATATTTAATTCTGGTTTAATAACACCTCTATAGCAAGTAATTCCAAACCCTAATGATTCTTTTTCTGTCCAGGTTGACATGATATCTCCTTTTACCTATACTCTCTTCTTGTCCAAATTTTATCTTTATATACCCCGCCGTCTGGCTGACGATAAATATTTGCATTATCTACTATTTTAGCATATACTGTTGATGAATCCAAAATGTCAAGTTCATGTTCCCAGTTCTCTCTTTTAAATGGAAGTATCTGTAGGTATGGGGTTCCTGCTGGAATAGTCCCTTCCCAACCTTCGACAATAAAGAATGGAAAACTACCTAATAACTCAACCTTGTCTGAATCTACAACTCCAGTAGTATTCATAAATGGTAGATCAAATCTATTCATTGGAGTCATAAATAATGCGCTATAGCCTTCTGGCAATTTCATTCCCCAATCTGGCATCCAAGCAAAATGATCTTTATAGTATCCTTGCGGATGTTCAAATTGTTGCATTGGTGGTCTAGATGTACAAAAATCTCTATACATTTGATTTTCTATTGTAAAATCTAAAGAACCTTTACTATTTTTAGTAAATGTAATATCAGTTGGCGTTCTAAATACATAGCCAGTGATGAAGGCATCCATGATTGCTGGACAAGCCTTCCATGTAGGTATCATTCCGTAGTCATCTGTAGTTCCAGATTTTGGAAATGGACAAACCTCTTTAGGAGCCTTGTAGTATTCTCCAGTTACTGGATTTTTAGCAAACCTATCAGCATCCTTATACCATTGAGGTATTTCTTTTTGTGTAGGAGTTGGAGCAGATTTACTTTCTTTTGTTAGCCAAGGACGGTATGTTTTAAAAGATACTTTTTGATACTCATCGGCCATGCTGGTGGCCTAACTCATTAATATCAGTCATGATTACGACACAATACTTTGTACCGCTCTTCATTGGAAGAGATGCATGCTCATAAATGTAGTTAGATGGGAATACAGCAATGTCTCCAACCTTTGGTGTAAGAGTATAGCCGTCTAATCTTGGAAATTGTATTTCTCCGCCTTCATAGTCATCATTGATATAGATAACAGCAGAAACAGTTGCATTGTATGCTGGACCATGGTCTGCGTGGATATTGAAGTGTTTTCCTTCTCCTTCGTATTTTACAAAATTAAATGCTTCATAATAAATAACATTAATTCCCCAATAACGTGCATAGTCGTCTATGCAAAACTTTAATTTTTGATAAATTTCTTCATGTAGATCAATCAGTTCTCCGTTGAACTCATCTCTAGGGCCTAAGTTTTCTTGCTTATATTTAAAGTCTACAGCATCTCTTGCTCTTTTAATTGGTGTTGTAGAGTTTGTAACCTGTGCTTCTGACCACTTGTATTTTCTTTTACCATCTAAATTTTCTTCAAGTATTTTGATATATCGATCAGCATCATCTTTACTAAAAACATTCCTATAAACATTTAGACCAAGTCCAGGATTTTCTACGACTATGCCGTTTGGCAAAGTCTTTGTTGGATATCTGTTTGATGCAGTTTCTGAACGATCTTTTGTAAACCAAGGATTCTGGTTTTCATCATAAATTTCCATACGACTAACCTTTCAAAGTTAAAGTTATGCTATTGCGCTAAAAGAGGTGCCGTCCCAATTATATGTTTGTCCTACATAAACAGTTTGTCTGTCTGGAATCTTTGCCAAGATCATGCCTGCAGCATTTGCAGCAGCAAACATTTCTGCCTTTGGACCTTCTGATGGTACAGCCATTCTTGCAACAACAACATTGTTGGATAAGAATGCATACAAATTAAAAGAATCCAATTGCTCCTGTGTGGCAGTTAATAGGTTAGGCCCTGCGGTGCCTCCAGAAAATGATGAACCATTAAAGGTTGCTCCATGCAATGCTGTTTGCTTGTATGCGCTTGCATCCATTGCTGAAATAGTTGCTCCAGTTGCATATACTGCATCAAGATTATCCATTACTTCTGGCTTATTGCTTGAATATAATCCAATAACATCATAAGCATCATTGTTTTCTACTATTACTGCGTACATTAATAATCTCCTTTAGTACTTTTATTATAGCATATGTTATTTAATGAGGGCATATCTTCATACACCCTCACTAATTTTAACATCCGCATGATCTTCCTGGGCAACATACTGAACATCTCCAGCAATATCCACAAGTACATCCTCCGCCTCCGCCACCAGTTGGTGGTGGTGTGAAACTTGGTGGGAAGAATGGGAAGAATGGGAAGAATGGGAAGAACGGTGGGAAGAATGGGAAGAACGGGAAGTAAGGGAAGAACGGTGGGAAGAACGGGAAGAATGGGAAGAATGGGAAGAACGGTGGGAAGAATGGGAAGAATGGGAAGAATGGGAAGAACGGTGGGAAGAATGGGAAGAATGGGAAGAATGGGAAAAACGGCGGGAAGAATGGGAAGAATGGTGGTGTAGTGTTAACGCTATTTGTAGTTACACCAGTTGACTCTCCACATGCATTTGAAAGAAAAATTGTGTAAGTCTGAGATCCTGGAGTTACTCCTGGGTCATTTGCAGCATAAGATGTTGCAGAAGGAGAAATACCAGTATAACTTGATCCATCTGAACCAGTGATTCTGATTGATGTTAATGCTGTACCTCCAGTTGCTGATCCAGTTGGAAGGGTCCATGATATTGTATTTGTATTAGCAGATGTAGCGGATGCTGAAACACCTGTAGCATTATTTGGTCTTGTTGTAACTGTCACTGCAGATGAAGCAGATGATGCTGCTGATGTTCCAGAAGCATTTGTTGCTGTTACTGTAAATGTAGGAGTTGCTCCTGCAGCAATACCAGTCACAGTGACTGGAGATGATGCTCCTGATGCTGACTGACCAGTGCTTGCTGTAACAGTATAAGATGTTGCTGGGGGAGATCCTGCTGGTAATTCAAAAGTAACTGATACAGCACCATCGTTGTATGCTCTACCGCTACATATGTTGGTTGGAACAACATTAATTGGTGGCTTTGGTTCCAAAAAGTCATTTGCTGCTGCAGACTTTTTACCTACTTTTTTATTTGCCATTATTT